TTCAATAACTGCACGCTGAGTATCTGATAGTGCTGGGTCATTAAGTTTTTCAATGTCCTGAGTAATTTCAATTTGAGCATTGTTTATGCGTTGATTGTTACGCAAAGAAGCCGCGTGCAATGTGTATTGTGCATCTCCAGATGCTGTACCTAATCGCTCATAAATGTCAGCAACTGCCGAGGTATTACCAGATGCTTGAGCTTCAGATAGCTCTTTAAGCATGCCTTGGGTTTCTTCTTTCTTTTTTGATGCTTCAGGAAGACCGCCAATTTTTTCTCCAACAGTAAACAACCCTTCAGCTAAAGCTGGCTGTGTTAAAGATTTAACAAGATCTTTACCAAAACGTGCCATAGTTAATCTCCTTAATCTATCCTAGGAAGTCCAATATCGTACTCAGAACCAAGTGCACCACTTAATAAGCCAGTTCCAAGTGCGCCAGCAAGGTTTGCTTGACCCAACGCAGAAGCAAGAAGCATATCGATTCCAGATGCTCTAGCCTCTCCAAACAATCCTGCGCCATAAAGTTGCGCCTGTTGCTGTTGAGCCGCCGCAGTTTGCCCTGGGGCTAATGCTCCAATAAGCTGTTGCTGTGGTAAGTAAGCGCCCATTAATGCGCCCATGCCAAGTTGTTGCTGTCCTGCTTGTAATGCTTGCGAGCCACCCAACAAACCTTGACCTGCCTGCATAGCTTGTAACGCTTGAGCCTGTTGAGCCGCGCTAAGACCCTGCGCTTGACCAGCAAGACCCGTACCAAGTCCCGCATATTGTGCGCCAAGTTGAGCTTGTTGTGCTTGCTCTGCTTGAGCTTGACCCATAGCACTTAACATTGCTCTGTTCTTGGCTTCTTCTTGTGCTTGAGCCAAAGCTAGTTGCTCAGGAGTGCCGCCATATTGTGCTGTACGAACACCCAAACGACCTTGAGCCGCTAAACGCTGTTCTTGTTCGAGACGTTGACGCTCTTCTCCGGGCCGTTGTGCCGCCCTCATGCGCTCATAAATGGCCGCTTCACGATCAACGGTTGGCATTCCTGCCTGTTCCATAAACTGACCGCCAAGACCAAACGCTTGCGTAGAAGCCGCTCTAGTAGGATCCATGCCAAATACTGGCTGACCTATCATTCCTTGCCCTCTACCAAGGACATCCATGCCGGCTTGCTGTAACTGCCCTGCACCGGGAGTTGGCTGACCTAAAATCTGTCCTGCTTGACCAAACAATGCTTGTGACAATGCTTGTTCTTGTGGCGAATAGGACATAGTGGTAGACAGTTGGCCTGTGGTTGGATCTAGTTGTGTGCCAAATGTGCCGCCTGTGCCTGTAGTAATTGTATAAGGACGAAACTGTGCTTGACCTATTTGCTCTTCAGCAAGCTCAGAACCCAAACGGATACCTCGCTCACCAATATCTCCAAGCTCACCATAAGCACGAGCAAGTAACCCAGTACCTGCGCCGCCTAGCAAGTAATCAAAAATATCAGCCATTAGTACGTACCCCCATCAATTGTTCCTGTTGACAGAGTTCCCGTGAACGTCAGTGCAGGAATTGTTACTGTGCCTGTAAACGTAGGCGAAGCAATGTTTGCCTTCGTAGCGATAGCCGTAGAAATCGCGTCAAATTCTGTTTCAAATTCAGCGCCCTTAATGATTTTGCCGCTGTCACCGGAAGGTAGACTGTCTTTAGCGGCAAAGTCTGTAGTCTTTGTATAGTTACTCATAGTACTTTACCCATTAGTGCTAACACGTTGATCTCTTGGAGAGACAAACCTGATCCGTCTATGTCTGCTTCCAACCCAATAGTAATGACGCCTCCGCCTCCTGTCGTATTAATTCCACGCCTAGAAGTAAGATCGCCGCCTGTAAACTCTGCTGTGCTGTTGAATTCGCTTTCATTAAAGTAACCAGTTATCTGATTACCTACCGTAAACTCTGAAGTTTGGAAAAATGTTCCAAAGTCATACGCCCACTTCAAGAACATAATTGCGCTGTTTGCGCCAACAATCGTAGGACGTAGCTTCTTTAGTATCTTTAAACGAGAAGGATCGCCAAAGGTAAGGCCGGGGCTGTAATACTTAAAGCGGTATGGTTCGCCGTTATCTCTGTAGCTAGTGTACTCGCTAATTCCATTACCGTTACCAATGTACAACGTGCCATCTTCAAGACGTGTGTAAGCTGTAAAACCTGTGCCGGGCCATCGAGTTACACGATAAGCGCCACCTTCTACCGTACCCCTGACATCAAAGCAGTACGTAGTATCTTGATTAACAAAAGTTAATAAGTAGAAGCCATTCTCTGGACTGTAAACCGTTCTAAAAAAGCTAATCTCGTTTTGAGTAAGGTCGATGATGTCTTTTGTAATGTTGTTAGACAGGCTTGTGATAGGCATCGACTTTTCTTGTATTGTTCTGCCAAAGCTTTTTAGGCCCGTTTGCGATAAGAACAACACGTCTGTACCGGTGTATTGCACAGTATCTCTATCAACACAGCCAACACCTGCTACGGTATCGGCAAGAGACATGGTGGCAGGAGCCTCTGCTCCCTGATACACAACAATGCTGTGCTTACCAAAAATAATGAGTAAGCTGTTGTGTGCCGCCAGCGCCACAATCTCGTCATAGCCGTCAGGCCATACCTTTGAGATATCAATGGACCCGCTAGTACCACCAGACCAATTATGCCCAATAAGAAGATCAGACCAGTAAATAGTAGATTTGTTATTGCCAAAGTCTGCAACCCATAGTCTGCCGTATGCCGCTAATACTTCGTTGCCATATATCGCGCTAGTAACACCAGCCGCGCCAGATACTGTGCTTAACTTAACTACTGACCCACCCGCATTGTCATAGACAAGAGGCTCATAGCTACGCTGAAAGAAATAGATCTTGTCGTTAAAGTTAACCATTTTCCAGTTATCGGCAGTAATCGTATAACTGCCGGGTGTTTCATCGGCTAACGTAGTAGTGCCACTAAGAATCTTGTTGTTACCAACAGAAAATATTTTGCTGTTACCAGCATCATCCCGAAACTCTTTGATAGCTCTAATCTTTGCAGTTCCAAGCTCGGTCTTAGTTGTTGTAATTACGTTATGACCCTTGCGAGACGCAATACGTCCACGCTTGTCGATAACTGCATTATCGGCAACATCAGCAAACGACGGATCTTGTGACAGCGGAGAATCTTCTGTATTGATTCCCTTGAAGGCTGGAGCTACAAGATTAATGCTTTGTAGTGGTTGAGCCATAACTACCTCACGCCGTATAGAAGATTACTTCTTCTGGATGTTTTTGTGCGTCTAACGCAATAGCATCAGATAAATACTTATCGGCAATAGCAAAGTATTCAGGTGCTGATGTACCTCCTGTCTCTCCGCGCTCTCTAGCTAACAAAGCAATAGCCATGTGAATTACCGGCATAGCCGGAATAGTCATGGTGTCATCGTTAGCAGATAAGTCAGCCGCACGTTTTACGCAGTTAAAACGAATAGTGTATGCCTTATCAGGAGTTGGATAGATGTCTATCTGTGTATCGCCATTACTGTCTACGCCATTGTATGTGTAATAAGTTGGCGCACTTTTGCGTGGATCAGAAATTAAGTAAGCCTCATCAAAGAACGTAGCCGTCTTGTACTCCATAAAGAGGTTAGACGTATCGTTAATTACGTTAAGTGCCTTAATTCTGTTTTGACTGCCTGTGAGCGTATAATTAAAAACATCTGCCGTTGTAGTAATGGTTAGGGTAGTTCGTAACGCTGACCAGTCCCAAGCATCTTCCACAATACGTTTTGCGTCATTAACAAAGTCACCAACCATCTTGGCGTATGTGCTTTCTTGTACCGACGTTACCTCTTCTTCTCGAAGCCGTCGAAGTACGTTATTTACTATGTTTAGATAAGTCATTACTTTTTCCTATCCACTATCAATCTAGTTAGCAATCCACCCATCATATCGTTGGCTGTTTGCGGCAATACCAAAGGCTGTATTTCAGGTAGCTGGTAGTTTATTCCTGCCATAAATGGACTAAACATACTAACACCAGCACCACCTCCAGCACCTTCTTGAACTTCAGGCTCTTCTACTACAGGAACACAAACACCGTTTTCATCTCTTATTTGACCTTCAGGACATTCTTCAACAGGTGCCTGGCATCCTAAATCTGGATCAGGTCTTGAGCCGTCAACACACTCAGAACATAACGGCCAGTCTATTGCACCATTTGCACACTCCTGATCTTCAGGCTCTGGTTCTATTTCCGGCTCAGGCTCAGGCTCTGGTTGTGGCTCTACTTCCGGCTCGGGCTCTGGTTCTGGCTCTGGTTCTTCTGTTATTCCACACTCTTCAGGATTTAATGCCGCATAAATTTCATCATCACACGGATTTTCCTCCGGCTCAGGTTCTATTTCTATTTCCGGCTCTGGCTCAGGCTCCGGCTCAATTTCAGGCTCGGGTTCTGGCTCCGGTTCAGGTTCTGGCTCTGGTTCGGGCTCAGGCTCTACTTCTGGCTCAGGTTCCGGCTCCGGTTCAGGCTCAGGCTCTGGCTCTGGTTCAGGTTCCGGCTCTGGCTCTGGCTCTACTTGATTTTCTGGGCAATTTGAGCCTTCTGAATCTGATCGTTCTGTAGTTCCATCTTCACAATAACCAAACTCAGGCTCTTCAATTTCAGGCTCCGGTTCGGGTTCTGGCTCGGGCTCCGGTTCGGGTTCAGGTTCGGGCTCTGGCTCTGGATCTGCAACGCAATCGCCATCTGCATTATATGTTCCATCTTCTCCGTCAGATGTTTTACAGGGCGCACCTTCTTCATATTCAAGGGGAGGATCTTCGCATTCTCCAGTTGTTTCGTTTCTAACTTGATCGCCTTCACAAGGAACCAAAGCTTCTACGCACTCACCATTTTCGTTAACTTCATAACCAGATGTACATCCACCACAACGACTATCTGTTTCTGTAGATTCATTAGCAGGTATGTGATTTCTGTTTTGACTTGCACAGTCTTCTGCGCTTGGCCCTTCATTTACAAATAAAGGATTGCCTTCATCGCAGTAATCTTGGTTTGCATTTCTAAATTCAGGATCTTCGCAGTTGCCTGCAAACAACAGAGGATTTTCTTCTTCTAGCTGATCCTGAACCTCTTCTAAGATAATGCTTGATATCCAACCGCCAAGCACGCCTGTAAGAATGTTTTCAAGATCAGAGGTAGTAAAGATTGTGCCGCTAGTTATATCGCCCCAAGCATCGCGTACAGCCTCTATTGCGCTGTCAATTTTATCGTTAATCCATCCAGCAGGATTTTCAAGAAAATCTTCTAAACTTTCACCAGCCTCGGCAATTCTGTCTTCTAATTCTTTCCATGTAATATCAACTATACCCGGAGGCAAAGGTATATCTATGCCGGGTATTGCAAGAATAAGTCCAATATTTACGCAGTCTTTCCAACCTTGATATGTACCACCCTCTCCATCTCCAACACGCTCAGTCCATGTCTCACAATCTTGTGAGGCACCCGCCGCGCTAGTAAGCACAGACTCAATAAGATCTCTTAGCTCATCTGCATCCGTTGGAACTGCATCAAGCACTGTTTCTAAAATATTTTGAGCAACCTCAACTTCTTCTATAGAGGCATTGTTATCTGAAGCTATCTGCTCAATAAGACTAAGTTCCGGTTCCGGTTCGGGTTCGGGTTCGGGTTCGGGTTCAGGTTCCGGTTCTGGTTCTGGTTCAGGCTCTGGTTCAGGCTCTGGTTCGGGCTCCGGTTCGGGCTCCGGTTCTGGTTCCGGTTCTGGTTCCGGTTCCGGCTCGGGTTCCGGTTCCGGCTCGGGTTCCGGTTCCGGTTCCGGCTCAGGTTCTGGAAGCGGAGGCTCTCCGCATTCGGTCGGATTTAACGCCGCATAAACTGGATCTTCACAAGGATCTTCTTCTGGCTCAGGCTCCGGTTCTGGTTCGGGTTCTGGTTCAGGTTCCGGTTCTGGTTCAGGTTCCGGTTCTGGCTCTGGATCCGGTTCTGGCTCAGGCTGGGGAATTGGATAGCATTCACCGTCTTTGCCTCTTAGAAAACCTTTTGGGCATTCTTGCTCGGGTTCAGGCTCTGGCTCAGGTTCGGGCTGAGGCTCTGGCTCTGGCTCAGGAAGTGGAGGTTCTCCACACTCAATAGGGTTTAAAGCCGCATAAATAGGATCATCGCACGGATCTTCATCCGGCTCTGGATCTGGTTGTGGTTGTGGTTCTGGCTCAGGTTCTGGCTCAGGTTCCGGTTCGGGTTCCGGCTCTGGCTCTGGCTCTGGTTCAGGTTCTGGTTCCGGTTCGGGTTCCGGCTCAGGCTCTGGTTGGGGCTCTCCTGTAACAGCATCTCTAAGACTTTCCCAATATTCTGTTGCTCCAGGAACATCAAAAATAAAATCTGGCTCAAACTCTAAAAACTCTTCTGCTGTTATTTCTCCAGCTTCATACTGCTCAAACAAGTCTTGGAGTTCACGCAACTCTTGAGCAAGATAAACACGATCAATATCATCAGATGCTTGATCTTCAATGTATTGAAGAACTTCAGCAATAAATGCATCCCAACCTGAAAATGCTTCATCAATGGTGCGACTGGGATCGTCATCATCATCATTAGTATCAATAGGTACGCATTCATTTCTAGCTTTATCGTATCGATAACCACTAGGACATCTTGGTATATCTTCAAATATTCCGGGTTTTACAGGTCGTGGGGCTGGCTCTGGTTCGGGCGAAGGTTCTGGCGCAGGTGCAGGAAAAGGAAACGAAGGATCGCCATCAAACAAACCCGAAGTTTTGCTTGGGTTTTTATTTCCTGACATTTTGGTTGGTCGACGAGCCATGGTAATTCCTTACTTAGACCCCGACTTACTAGCACCAAAGTAAAAACTCACCACAGAAGACACGATGCCCCCGAGATAGCCCAGCACCAAATTAACGACATTAAGGTCGTTGTCATCAGCAGGTTGGAGAGTAACAAGCAAAACATAACCACCAAAAAGCAAGATAGACATAATGGCAATTGCTCTTGCTGTCCAATCTTCTGAAAAAGATTCCCTTGCATGTTGTATATCCTTCGTCTCTAACGCGAATACATCAACTTCAAGCTCTTTCATCCTGACTTCAAAGTCAAGTTCAGCTTTCTTGATTTCAGCTAACTGTTCTGGAGTAGCCTGCTGTAGGGCCTTCTCAATCTTCTGAGGCGTAGGATCACAACCCAGTACATCTGCCAGCATAGTAGCCGCCGCACCGCCCACAGGGCCTCCTAGGGCCGCTCCAAGGGTGGGAGCAAGATCACCTATCAAACCTTTGATTGCATCAAACTTCATGAAAAGTACTCCACCGCACCAAGGCAAGCGATAATAAATGGATACATAGCTAACAGCATCCGCTCAATTTTGTTAAAACGCTCGGCACCTTGGTCTAAACGCTTTTCCATCATTTCACGCATAAGCTTGCACTCAGCTTCGTGTATCTCAATGCGACGCAATGCTTCCTCTGCTGTATCCATTAGTTACCACCTAGTGGGTTAGTTGCATCTATGGCCATCCATAGATCATCCATATCCCGTTCAAACCTTTTTAAACGATCATCAATCGTACTTAAAGAATCTAGCTTCCCAGACACACGTAACTCTGTCTCTGATGACGTCTTTTCTACTGTGCTAATACGGTCACGTAGATCTAATAATTCTTGCTGTGCATCCATAATCTGCACTAAGTTAGCGCCAAGCTCTGCAAGTTTGCCTTGTAGGTTTTCTACATCAGCCGCTGTCATGGCCTGCTCCATGTTTGACAGCTTCTTATCCATATCCTGTAAGCGAATAGAGTTAGCATCGCGCAGGTCGTTAAAGCGTGTTGCCAGAGCGTCAGCCTGTGCCGTAGCCGAGATCACCGATTCAGATTGCTCGTTTAATTCAGCAAAGAACTGAGAAGCCGCCCAGATTCCGCCACCAATTGTTGAACCAAATGTCAGCACAATAGCGATCCAAACACCCTTGATGGACGTCCCGCCGACATTAACTTCTAAGTCTTCAAGGGCCACCGTTCAAACACTCCTGTTGATTTTCAGCAAACCAGCAACCACCTTCGGGGCTAGTAGTCCAGAAATCTTGCGTTTCCGCTCTAGTCAAAACATCTTCAGGCGATACAAAGTAATTGCCTACCTGTAAACCTTGAATGGTGCCACCACCATCAAACGACACCCAAACCGCTGTTGTATCTAAATCAAAGAATACAGAGGCCGCTTCTTCATACGTCACACGCAAATCAAATGCCATGTCATTAGCCTGCTCTAACAAGCCTTCATCACCAGCAACTGCCATATATGCGGCGGCCACCTGTATTGCTTGCTCAGTGTTAGATAGAGCATCGTTGTAAGCCTCAATCTCCTCATCCTGTAACGTCACATCATTAGCACCCATAAACTCTTGTAGTGCCATAGCTTCACGCTCATCTTCTGCCGTCTGTGCGTCTTGCGCCATTTCATTAACGGTTGCAACCATAATGATGGTTTGTGCCGCCTCTACATACGCATCGATCATTTCTGATACTTGATCCATGGCTTGATCCGCTTGATCCTGAAAGTACTCTTCTGCCCCAGGGTTGTATGTATAAGTAGCTGCCATAACCGCAGAGACAGCCGCGTTATAGGCATTCTGTTGTTCAGTAGTAATGTGTCCATCTTTAGCCATAGCTGGAGCAATGTAACCTTGACCGGCATAAGACTCACCACCTGCAATTGTTTTAATGCCATAAGCAAACGTATCTCTTATGCTCTGAGAAGTGTTTACGAGATCATCAATTTCTGTCGCGCTTAGTGGAGCGGAAACGTTCGCTAAGACTATCGCCACTAGAATCTTGCTCGCTATCTTCATTACCGCCCCCAGCTAAAAGCCTGTCGTAAAAGTCTGATGCTTCTGCATAATCAGGAATCCATAATTCAGGATTTTTTTTTATGGCTAACAGTGCATTCTTTCCTACCAACAAACGTCCTGAGCGAATAATTGGACAGGGAGTTGCACTCATAAACATAGCTCGCCATACCTGCGCGTTCTGACACATAAGGCTTACACTAGCTACCTTCATGCCCATGTTAGAAAGCGTGATCGCGTTAAGCCTCCGATTACACTCTTCATCTTGGCGATACATGCCAGACGACAAACCAATACCAACTAACTGAACACCGCCTGATATCGATTTAAGACACGACTGTGTTCCGTTACTCATTAACGAGGGGGCTATGGCTGTGCTTGCTGGCATAGATCGTGACCCCGCACCGTTAAATGTTTTATTGACATTGTTGTTATTTGAGTTAGACGTGTTTAAGTCTCCCTCAATCTCAGTTCCGTTGCCTTGGCCATTGTCAGGAACCTCGTTGCCATCTCCTTCCGCCTCATCAGTTCTTACTGGAGGAGGATCTACTTCTGGCTGAGGATCAATCTCTGGATCAGTGGTTTGTGCAGAAACCGAACCAACAAAACTAATCAACAATATCCATAAACATTTTTTTACATTGTTTACCACGGCATACCATCAGCAGATGTTGGTGTCTTTTGCTCTGCAATATTAGCTGTCAGTGCCGCTTCAGTAGCGTCCTTGTCTACTTTTGCGTGTACCCAGCCCATAACAACTTCTTCTGTCAGGCTGTCGTAAGCAACA